CGGTGTCCGTCCGATGTACAAATGGACCCCGATCATGAGCACCTTGCTGGAAGTCGGTTACGACAACGTGAAATCCCAGCGCACCGGCGACAAAAACGGTCAGTACAAAGTTACCCTGGCGCAACAATGGCAGGCTGGCGACAGCATCTGGTCACGTCCGGCCATCCGCGTGTTTGCAACCTATGCAAACTGGGATGAAAAATGGGGCTACGATACTGACAGCGGCGCAAACAATGGCTTAGCGATGAACGATACCAGCACAAGAACCTTCAGCCGTGGTAATGACGATGAAGTCACCTTCGGCGCCCAGATGGAAATCTGGTGGTAATCCTCTTCGTCCTTTGAGCCGCAGGTGCGTTAGCTGCCCTCACTCACCCCGGTCACATACTTGTGTATGCTCCCGGGGATGAGTTCAGTTGCCGCCTTCCTGCAACTCAAATGACTTCGAGGCCTGTGCCAGTTTTCAAAAGTACAAGCAGTAAAGAAGATGTGCTGGCTGGCGGATTATCGCTGATAACCGCCAGCCTTCATGGTGATTTCAAAGGAAACAATAATGAAAAAGAATCTGCTGTCACTGTGTCTGTCGCTGAGCCTGCTGGCTGCTGCACCTGCGGTCGTGAATGCGGCGCAGAATGATGCGAATACCGCACCGGCGATTTCCAGCCAGACCTTACGCAACCTTTCATGGACGCCGCTGGTCCCGCCAGTGACGCAGGATGTGACGCTCGGAACGTCCAGCGCACAGATTAATCAGGGGCAAATTCAGGGCGCCGTCGGGGCATTCGCATTGCCTGCCGACCGGGGTTCACTTGAAATTACGCTGACCAGTATCGCGACCGGTAAAACCGTGTATGCGCCAAATGTTCTGGTGCTGGATGAGCAGATGCGTCCGGCAGCCTTTTATCCTTCCAGCTATTTCCCGTATCAGAAACCGGGCATCGTCTCCAGTGACCGTCTGGAAGGTACACTGAAACTGACGCCAGCGCTGGGTCAGAAACAAATTTATCTGCTGGTGTACACCACTCGTCAGGATCTGGCTGAAACGACGCAGATGGTGAACCCGGCTAAAGCCTTTGCCGCTGGCGTGGGTAACGCGGTACCGGATATCCCGGATCCGATTGCCCGTCATACCCCAACCGGCACGCTGAGCCTGAAAGTCACCGCCGAGCAGAAAACCGGTAACGTGATGATTGGTCAGTTCCTCCCGTCATCTGCACCAGCAGCAGCGGCGCCAGTGGTTGTCGGCAGCACCCAGGCACCTGCGCCTGCGGCAGCCCCGGCCAAACCGTCTGAACCTATGCTCAGTGATTCCGAAACCTATTTCAACGACGCGATTAAGAAAGCGGTGAAAGCTGGGGACGTGGATAAAGCCCTGAAACTGCTGGACGAAGCTGAACGTCTGGGTTCTAAAACTGCCCGTAAAACCTTTATTGAAAGCGTGAAACACTAAGTTTTCTTAGTGCCTCCCTGCGAAGGGGAGGCGCTAAATCTCCTCATTTCATTTTCTCCCTTCTATTTGTTACCCTGTTGTTAATTCATTCAGCGGGGGATTTATGGCGTCTGCAAACTGGGTCGATTTATCGAAAGATAAAGACAGCGGGATCGAGACGATCCACGCCCATTTCGAAGGCCATGCTTACGATCCTCACTGGCATGACAGCTATCTGGTCGGCGTTACGCAATACGGATTGCAGCAGTTCAGCTGCCGGCGCCAGAAGCACCAGAGCCTGCCGGGTAAAGTGTTTATGCTCGAACCGGGCGAAATCCACGATGGCGATGCCGTGCAGCCCGGCGGTTTTACTTACCACATGCTGTATCTCGATCCGCAATGGCTGAGCCGCGAACTGGCGGCGCGGCGCGATTCTCTGTCGTCTGCCGGTGATCCGAGTTTCGAAAACACCTTAGCGCAGGATCCGCAGCTGGCGCAGGCGACGTCGATGGCGTTTCAGGCGTTGCATGGCAAAGAACTGCGCATTGTGCGGCAGACCGCGCTCGACGGATTACTCAGCGCGCTGGGTGGACATCTCACCTGGCAACCGCCGCGTTTGCAGTGCGAAGCGCCATGGTCACGTGTGGCGCATCAGGCGCGGGAATATCTGCACGCCCATCTGCACGAGGACATTGGCCTCGAACAACTGGCGGCGGCGACCGGCGAAAGCCGCTTTGTGGTCAGCCGTGCGTTTAAAGCCGAATTTGGATTGCCTCCTCACGCTTATCTTATTCAGCTGAAACTGACCCGCGCCCGCGAAGGGTTAGCGCTGGGACGCACGCCGGCAGCGGTGGCGGCAGACTTAGGGTTTGCCGATCAGAGTCATCTCGGGCGCTGGTTCCGCCGTGCGTATCAGCTCACGCCCGCGAATTACCGGCGTCTGTGCACAAATCTTCCAGATTGAGAAAAAGTGACAGGTTAAGCTCAGATTTCAACTGAACCGGAGCCTGTCACCATGAATACCCCTGCCACAATTTTGCCCTCATCCCCTGGACGCTGCGTTATCGTGATCAACCAGCAACTGGCCGCCGGACACGCCGCCAATGCCGCCGCGGTACTGGCGCTGACGCTCGGACAACGCCATCCGTCTCTGGTTGGCGCGCCGCTGATTGATGCTGATAACCGGGAACATCCGGGGCTGATCCCGATTGGTATCAGCGTGTTAGTGGCCGATGCTCAACAACTCACACAACTTCATCAGCATCTGCTTAATGATGATGAAATGGATGGCATTATTTTCCCGGTGGAAGGGCAGCAAACCACTGATTACGCGGCATTTCGTGAAGCGGTATCTGTTGTGCCGACGGATAACCTGCAACTGCTCGGCATCGCGCTGGCGGGGAATAAAAAAGTGGTGCGTAAGCTGACCGGCAAACTGGGATTACTGGGCTGATGCCTGTCATTTAACCGTCACATTTTTTCTCTATTCTCCTGATATTCAAACTAATATCAGGAGTTTCACCGTGCGTAAGTCCCTCGTCGCTCTGCTGCTTTTCACTCTGGGTTCCACCTTTGCTGTTCAGGCTGCTGAAGAAGCCAAACCGTTTATCACCAGTCAGGAACTGGATCTGACCCAATATCTGCCAGCGCCACCGGCGGATGATTCGGCGCAGACAAAAGCTGAACTGAAAGAATTGCTGGAAATTCAGGCCACCCGTACGCCTGAGCAAGAGAAAGCCGCGATTGCCGATGCTGAAGAAAACGTCTGGCGTTTTGCCGATGTGATGGGCCCGGATTTTGATGCCGCGAAACTGCCGAAAACCGCCGCACTGTTTGAACGCATTGTGGCGACAGAAGACGTGGTGGACGATCACGCCAAGAAAGCGTTTAACCGTCCGCGTCCTTACATGCTGGATGAACAAATTCATCCGCTGCTGAAAAAATCTAAATCCGGTTCATGGCCTTCCGGTCATTCCACTATCGGTTATCTGATGGCGACGGTGCTGGGTGAAATGGTGCCGGAAAAACGCAACGCGCTGTTCACCCGCGCGGCCGGTTACGCTGAAAATCGTCTGGTGGCCGGTTTCCATTACCGTTCTGATACCGTGATGAGTCGCACCGGCGCGGCGCTGATCGCCCAGAAGATGGCAGAGCAGCCTGATTTCAAAACGGAATTTGACGCGGCAAAAGCCGAACTGCGTACGCAGCTGGGCCTGAAATAATTGTCGTCAGTTCCTGCCTTTCCGGTAAAGTGTGGGGCGTAAAACTCGCAAAGGAAGGGACTGATGGAATACAGATTCAAGCGAATGGCATCACCGGTCGGGCTGCTGACGCTGGCGGCAAAAGGCGACAAACTGACCGCCATTTTGTGGGAATGTGAAATCGACGGGCGTGTGCCGTTGGGCGATATGATTGAAGACCCGTCGTTTCCTATCCTGCTGAAAACCGAGCAACAGCTGAACGAATATTTTGCAGGCGAACGTACGTGCTTTGAGCTGGAACTGGATTTCACCGGCACGGAATTTCAGAAAGAAGTCTGGGCGGCGTTGCTGGAAATTCCCTTTGGTGAGACGCGCAGTTATGGCGATATCGCCCGCCGTATTGGCCGTCCGAAAGCCGTCCGCGCCGTCGGTGCTGCCAATGGTCGTAACCCGATTTCCATTGTGGCGCCTTGCCATCGTGTCATCGGTGCTTCCGGTAAGTTAACCGGCTTTGCTGGCGGCCTCGATAACAAAGCGTTATTACTCAAGCTGGAAGGGCGCAAATCCTAGGGTTTTAATCGGGTAAATAAATCACTTGATGTCCGCTTGTCAGTCGATGCATAGTCAAAAAATAAGCAGTAAATAAAAAAAGACAACATCACTTACAGACGGAGTTTTAAATCAATGGATCAGATTCAATCCCTCGAACAGTTCTTATCCTCAGTACAACAACGCGACCCGCATCAGGTCGAATTCTCCCAGGCCGTACGTGAAGTTATGACCACGCTATGGCCTTTCCTCGAACAAAATCCGCAATACCGCCGTTCTGCTTTACTCGAACGTCTGGTGGAGCCGGAGCGTGTCATTCAGTTCCGCATCGCGTGGGTGGATGACAAAAATCAGGTGCAGGTGAACCGTGGCTGGCGCGTGCAGTTCAGCTCGGCGATTGGCCCGTATAAAGGCGGCATGCGTTTCCATCCGTCGGTCAATTTATCAATCCTCAAATTCCTTGGCTTTGAGCAGACTTTCAAAAATGCCCTGACCACGTTGCCAATGGGCGGCGGGAAGGGCGGCAGTGATTTCAATCCGAAAGGCAAAAGCGAAGGCGAAATCATGCGTTTCTGTCAGGCGCTGATGCTGGAACTGTACCGTCATCTCGGTCCGGATACCGATGTGCCTGCGGGGGATATCGGCGTCGGCGGGCGTGAAGTCGGGTATATGGCGGGGATGATGAAAAAACTCTCCAACAACACCGCCAGTGTGTTCACCGGCAAAGGGTTGTCGTTTGGCGGCAGTCTGATCCGCCCGGAAGCCACAGGTTATGGCTTGATCTATTTCACTGAATCGATGCTCAAACGCCATGGTCTGGATTTTGAAGGTATGCGCGTTGCGGTATCCGGTTCCGGCAACGTCGCGCAATACGCGATTGAAAAAGCCATGTCACTGGGCGCCCGGGTGATTACGGCGTCAGATTCTAACGGTACTGTCGTCGATGAAGCAGGCTTTACTCCTGAGAAACTGGCGCTGCTGACCGAAATCAAAGCCAGCCGCGACGGGCGTGTGGCCGATTATGCAGAAAAACTCGGGCTGACCTATCTCGAGGGCCAGCAGCCGTGGAACGTGCCGGTGGATATCGCGCTGCCTTGCGCCACGCAAAATGAACTGGATGCCGATGCGGCACGCGTGCTGATTGCCAATGGCGTGAAAGCCGTCGCCGAAGGCGCGAACATGCCGACAACCATTGAAGCGACCGACTTGTTCACCGACGCGGGCGTGTTGTTCGCGCCGGGCAAAGCGGCGAATGCCGGTGGCGTGGCGACGTCAGGTCTTGAAATGGCGCAGAACGCTGCACGTCTGAGCTGGAAAGCTGAAGAAGTGGATGCGCGTCTGCGTCACATCATGCTGGATATCCATCACTCCTGCGTGGAGTACGGCGGTGAAGGTAAACAGACACAATATGTGCGTGGCGCCAATATCGCCGGTTTCGTGAAAGTCGCCGATGCCATGCTGGCGCAGGGCGTGCTCTGATTTTAGGCAGCCACTTTTGAGGCAATTAATTTAGCTAACAAAAAAGCCACTTCTTGCGAAGTGGCTTAATCGTTTGAATCTGATACTAAAATTTGGTGGCCCTTGCTGGACTTGAACCAGCGACCAAGCGATTATGAGTAACAACTGAATACTAGGGAAAACAGTGATTTATCTTTTAATACAGTGGCATAACAAGCCAGGGATTGCCATGAAATGCCCGTTTACTCCATTTTCATCGCCATTTTATCGCCATCAGCCTCAAGGTTTAATGGCGGCGGAAACGTCATGGTTTGAACGTTAGTTTAATCTAGATGGTGCGTTGATTATCCATCTAAGTTGATCGTTTAGGTGCCGATTGCATGGACTTATGGAAGCACAAGAGCAATACCAATGCTTTTCCTTAGGATTTTCGACATGAGCTATTCGGATGCATAGTAGTTAGCTTTTAATTTAGTTAGCTATCAAGCGAGCCATACATATTTGCATGGCTCATAATCGTGACCATTCAATTATTCACCGGTTCGGGCCAACTCCAATTATCATATCTTTGAATTTTAATAGTAAGTTCCTGCGGCGCTTCGCTACCACTCAAATTTTCTCGATAAGCAATGAGCCCTACAGGGATTACTTGCTCAGCACTAAAAGTGTTTGGTGCCCAGGGAGCAATGCGTTTATTGGGTTCAAAAACTTTAACGTCTCTGTTTATGGTTTTTAACCAAGAAATGCTTATGACTTCAGCACCGGCAGCATTGAGATACATCCTTGCGGTTTCATGCGCATTTCCTTCTGTACAAAAATCGTCAATGACTAATACCTTCGCTCCTCTTAAATTTGGATGATTGACATAGCGAACTCCGGTATTTAGATTTTTTATAGGAGCTGGGTTTAGATGGACTGTATTAATCTGAGATGTTATTGATACGTCCCCGCCTCGCCTGCGGATATTCTGAGATTTATCTGCCGTAGTATGTCTGATGAAAAGGTCTTTAAGATATTTCCCTTTGAATGCTACTGCTAGACCTTTTAGGTCATGCTCCATGATCTCGCCAAGTTTGTATGGGTTTTGAGAGTTGTGACCTACATATGTAGTTATGTATTTTGCGCCATTACTTAGTCCAGAGAAAAAGATACTCGCTGCTAAGTATCTTATCCAGAAGTCTGGAGTGCCTATTGATAATTTGGCTAGTGATCGAGCATTCTCTGAGTAAAAACTAAAATCTGCAAGGTATGTACTAAAGGGAGCTAACGCATAGTAATTTGCATTATTTAAATTGCCTTGCCAACCCCAAGCGATTTCGCGTAGGCAGAAAATATCTATAAACCGCGCGATTTCTTTAGGGGATGAAAATAGAAACCCATATTCGTTAACTGGTTCAAACCAAGTAGCATTTAAAAATAAAACTTTTCCATTTGTTGAGGCCTGCAAGTCTTCATCAGAACGGCCAACATAGATGATCTCATTCCTTTCGAGATTAAGATCTTCCATTATAAAATCGATAGCACGACCACTTTGTTTTACTGGGATGTCAGGGTTCAATGCTCGACAGTAGTGCTTTGATTTTGGATAACGTTGAGCAAGAAATTCATTTAATGGTATCTGTTCTTCTTCGCTGAATACCGTTCCATTATTGTTTGTAAGAAATATTATGTGAATGTTCTTGGAATCTAAAAAGTCTAACAGTTTTTTGAATTCCCTTGCCATTGTTACTTTAATGTCATTCGAGTGAGGATTAGTTCTTGTTGGTAAGACAACATCACGTATAGAAAATATTACGGCTTTGAGAAGCATAAATACTCCTTATAAAAATGTTAGTTGCTGTAGTGTATTAGATGGGGTCGCGTTTAGAATTCTTTCAAATTCAGCATCGTTGTTGAGAGGTGTTTTGAGTAGTAACGCCCCATAATTACTTTGTGCAAATTTAATTTCTTCATTTTCACTCATGTCTCCAATTACGGGGCATAAGATTTTTCTTTTTAATTCTGCCGCGTTTTTTACAGTGTGAGCAGTGCCGCTTTTTATATTCCATTCAACAGGAATTAAAATATCACTAATAGCAGCTTGAATTCTGTTGCGACGTACAAAATTTTCTTTACTTGGTTTCTGATCTGGTAAGTACTCCGTTATGATTAGGCCACCGTTGTTGACAATGTCGTTTCTGATAGCTTCACTATTTTTAGGATAGTTAGAGTAAATCCCTGTTCCTAGAACGGCAATCGTTGGTAATTTAAACATTAAAGCGGATTCATGCGCAATCTGATCAATTCCGAATGCTAAACCACTTACTATTGAGTAGTCTAAATTTATGAAATTTGAAATAACAGATTGAGTGAGGAACGTCCCTAATTTACTAGGTTCTCTAGTTCCCACAACACCTACACACTTTTTACTTAGTAAGGATATATCACCTTGTGTGAAAAGCCAAAATGGAGGGTTGCTTAGTTCTTTTAGTTTTTCTGGATAGGATGGTGAGCCGTGATGAATTATTGAAAATCCTTGGGAATGGTAGTGGATTAATAATGATTTTGCGGCATTAATCATACCGTTTCTAAATTCAGGCCAAGTCTCTTCAGAAATACTAAGCATATTTTTATGAAGTTTTACCCCGAGAAGAGTTTCGAACTTCTGAAATGTATTTGCTGTGATGATATCCCGAAACCTTATACCGTTTTGAGCCACTTTGTACAAAGACCAGTAGCTAACGCCGCGCATAGATGAAAGCGCTAATAATGCGGCACTTTCAGTGTTCCATCGAGCCTGTTCAGTATCTGTCATTTTTACACGCCAAGTTACAAGACTTTTTATCGTTCTATCATATATTTGTACGATTGTGTAGAAGATGCAATCAATAAATTGGAAGTGTGTGATCTAGTATTCAGCTGAAACAAACTGAATTATCAAGGCATTCCCGAGTTGCTGTTAAAATTAATGTAGGTGAAAATCATGCAGCGCTATGTCCCTTTCAGGTACATAGCGGGTCAGTCCCCACTTCTAAACTGGTTGCCCCCTCTGTTGTAGGAACGATTAGCTTTCGCTTTTCATTCGTAGCTGACTGTCAAATTTAGAGGCGTTCGCTCCAGAGAATTATCGCGTCAGCTGTTTGTTAGAGGATTAAGCCTTAATGCTTCTTCAAGATGCTCCGGCGCAAAATGAGAATATCTCATCGTCATTTTGATATCAGTGTGACCAAGCACCCTTTGCAGAACTAAAATATTACCGCCATTCATCATAAAGTGAGATGCAAAAGTATGGCGTAATACATGTGTAAGTTGGCCGGCAGGTAAATCGATCTCTGTACGTTCAAGTGCAGAACGGAATGCTCCATAGCAACTCTTAAACAATCTGCCTTTTTTAATCTGTGGCAATGAGTCATGCAATTCTTCACTAATTGGTATTGTTCTATTTTTTCGACCTTTAGTTTTTGTGTAAGTGACTTTATATTTAGTGACCTGACTTTTATTCAGTTCTTCAGCCTCTGACCAGCGAGCGCCTGTAGATAGGCATAACTTAACAATACAAACGAGGTCAGTATTGTTTTCTCTACCGCATTCCTCCAACAGTTGTTCGATTTGTTCTTTTGTCAGAAAGGCCATTTCACTTTCTTCTGTCCGGAATGGGCGAACATTCTTAATCGGGTTGTCGCCTTTCCATTCACCCAAGCGAGCAAGCTCATTAAAGACCGCTCTAAAATATGCCAGTTCAAGATTGATGGTTCTTGGAGCTACTTTCTTGACTCTATTGGATCGTGAGTAATCACCTGAAAGACGTTTTTCACGATAGCGTGAGAACATCTGTGCATCAAATTCCCTAGCTAAAGGTTGCCCCATGCATTCATAAGCATGAGTCATAGCATCTTGACGTCGTTCACCATCTTTTAAGGTTATGCCGTGAGCTGAGTACCAGGCTTTTATCAGATCCAGCAACGTGCGGTCATCATCCTTTTCTTCTTGCCAGGGTTTGGCGATGGTGTGATGTTCAAACGCAATCGCTTCGCCCTTAGTAGCAAATTTTTTCCGTATACGTTTACCCTTTGCTCCATTCGGATAAAGCTCGCATAACCACCATCCATCAGCCTGTTTTCTGATCGCCATCAGTTAACCTCTGTATAAATCCCTATTACACGACCCAGCATTTTGATCTCGTCAATGCCACATTCAAAAGGAACTTTGCCGCCTGCAACATGTAATTTTCTTGCTGGCAATAAGGTAAGTTCACGAATGCTGACACTCCCTTCAATATCAATTAGCCATATACCGTCAGATAATGCTGAGCTTTTATCAATGAAATAAATTTTACCCTCGGTCTTCACCGCGATAGGGGTAACCACTGGCTTGCTGAATAAGTGTTTTCCAGCCTCGATAAAACCAAACTCTTCAAGTTTTCCTTCACTTAAAGTGAATAAATCGATCCGGCTTGCTTCATTTTGAATGATTTCTTTCGACAGTGGCTCACCATTACCTGTCAGAAGCCAGCGCAGGCTCGTTCCAGTCTCAAGACTACAATGTGCGGCAAAATCATAAGAAATTGCCCCTCTTGTATAGCGGTTTGACAGGGAGCTGGCGGCAATCTTGAAATGCTTAGCTAACTGAATTTTCTGAGAAAATCCATAAGCCTCGCATATACGATCAAGCACCTCGACGTTATCCATTTCTGAATCATCAACTATCATTTCGAGAAACCCTGTTGACTACTTCTCAATTGAGTAGTAGATTTTGGTTAAACCTAAGTCATTGGCGGCTTGAGTTGGCAAACGGTGGCAATCAATGACAAATAAATCACTAAAAAGGAAATAATGCATTATGACTACACTCATTACAATCAAGATCCCCCGCGCAACAGTGCATCCAGAAGAATTCGCAGCTCTCGAAGGTGTATCTGTTCGTACCGTATACCGTCAGACAACCGGCGAAAACCCCCGAATCCCTATCGAACCGCGCACCATCAAGAAAGGTAATAAGCGTGCGGGTGGTCCTATCAGAATTCTTTACGCTCGTTACAAAGAAATGGAAGCCAAAAAGAATCTTGGTCATTCACGCTTTCAAATCATAATTGGTGCTTAATTCACATTAAGTGAATTTTGAGAGGTAAACATGTTTGATTTCCAGGTTTCCAACCAGCCGCATTTTGATAATGCCTGCCGCGCTTTTTCAGTACGTCACAACCTGTCAAAACTTGCTCGCACTATTGGAATGAAAGAACAGACCCTGCGTAACAAGCTGAATCCTGATCAGGTTCATCAGCTCACTGCCATTGAAATTGCAGTAATCACTGATGTCACCGAAGACGCAACCCTGATCGACGGATTGCTGGCACAAATGAAATGTATGCCTGCTGTTCCGGTGAATGAGTTGGCAGAAGAAAATATTGCTACTTATACACTTCACGCTACTGCTGCCTTGGGTTCAGTTGCTGCGGGTGCGACATCACCAGAGCGGCAAACTCGTCAGGTTAAAAACTCAATCATCGAAAGTGTTAATGCTGGCATTCGCCATCTTTCACTAATCGGCTTAGCGATGCAGGAGCGTGTAGAAGCTTCACCCGCTCTGGCCTCCGTTGTTGGTGCCGTCGCAAGTGTTGCCACTAACGGGATGGTCTGAATATGGTTATCTCAATTGCCCCCTTGTTAAAACAGCAAAGCCCTTCACGCCATTTCGGTCATGGTTGCATTGAGCTGCCAGGCGGAAAGCGCTGGAGTCCTTCAATATCGAAAATCACTGTCCCGCAGGCGGTGAGAAATACAAAGCCGCTTTTAAAGCGTCTGTTTAGTTGAGGTGATTATGTTTTTAGGAAATGAACAACATATTCAAATAGGCATAAAGCATCTTTCTAAAATTAAAGAAATGCTGGAATACAAAAAGAATGTAGCGCAGGAAACATTTGATAGTCAGCCGCTGCATATGCGCAAAACAATCTGCTTTCACGCTGGTTTGAAAAGCCGCCATGTTGAAATGAAGTTTGCAGAACTAACGCCGACAGAAAGGCATCAAGTGGTTGTGGCGCTAAATTCTTTACTTGGTTTAACTGAATCGCTGCCGAAATTCATTAGTGAAGATGATTGCAAGATAAATATTAATCACTAACCCGAATTCAAATTAATAGGCGTAAACCCGCCGGGCATTCTTTTGCCCAAAAACAGGAGTTTTATACATGAAAGAAATGATTAATAAATCCCGACTTAGCTTTGCTGCTTTGCCTGTAGTCGGTTTTGATATGGCCTCGGCTGAGGGTGATTACACCGGTGAACTGACCTTAATGCTCAATGCCGCCCGTATTGACCAGCGCGGCAACTGTGCCGAAGTATTCGCCGCCCGCCTGGAAGCAATCGCGTGTTTCATCATTCAGCAGGAAATGACAGGCACCGAGGCTGCCGAAGCCTTACGCGTCGAAGCGACCCGCATCCAAAACGAAGTGGGAGAGTTTCACTAATGATGAAGCACGAAGAAGCTACGCCAGAAATGGCGGAAGCCATGGCGAAGCGCGTTGATATCGATCTTGCCTTCACCATCATCCCTAAAAAGAACGGTGATCTGATTCTTGCCGAAATTAAGACAGATAAAGAAACCCGCACACAGTATTGCTCCACGCTTGCTGTGTTTCAGTTGCGTCTTTCGCTTGCTGCCGAATTCATAAATCGCTCCGCCGCCCGCGCTATATGGCTTAAGAAAGTCACCTGCGCGGCAACGATGCGCAAAGAGTACAACCGCGCTGCTGATCTGGTATTTGCTGCTCTGGTAAAACTCCAAAAGCCGGAGGTGACAAATGGCTGATGTCATCGACACCGCACAGGAACGTGCAGACCTAATTTTGGCCGCCCAAATCCAAGCCGCCCGCGCACCTGTTGCGGGCGTTTCCGCAATGTTTTGTCTTGAGTGTGATCGACCAATCCCCGAAGAACGCCGCGCAGCTCTGCCAGGCGTTGAGCTGTGTGTGTATTGCAAAGAACTTGCTGAACTCAATGCCAAACACTACCGAGGCAACCAATGATCAGTTTATCCGTGGCTGTTCTTGTCCTGGCGGTGAATGCCGCCTGTTATTTCTTTATTGATATGAAAGGCGGCATGTAATGGAACAAGTGCGCACTGTACTGAAATGGGCGGGTTCTAAAATCCGCATTATGGATATTTTGAAAGAGCACCTGCCAGCAGGCCGCCGCTTGGTTGAACCTTTCGCGGGTTCTTGTGCTGTAATGATGAATACTGATTATCAAGAGTATTTGATTGCTGATGTAAATCCCGATCTTATTTATCTTTATCAAGCCATAAAATTGGATGTTGAGTGGTTTATTAAAGATGCTAAGCGGTATTTTGAAGTAGCTAATAGTGCTGAGGACTATTACAGACTAAGAGCTGATTTCAACGCGGGTCTTTCTCCAGATTGGCAATATCGTGCGGCGCTTTTCCTATTCTTAAATCGCCATTGTTATAACGGTCTTTGCCGCTATAACAGATCCGGTGGTTTTAATACTCCCTACGGTAAATATAAGAAACCATATTTCCCTGAGAATGAAATCCGCGCATTCGCAGAGAAAGCAAAACGTGCGACTTTCATCTGTTGTTCTTTTGACGAAGCCCTGGCAATGGTTCAGCCTGGCGACGTTATTTATTGTGATCCTCCATACCTGCCAGCTTCTTCCTCTGCAAATTTCACCGGTTATGCCGCTGCCTGTTTTGGTAAGCTTGAACATGAGCAACTGAGTGCCAGCTTGCTCGCGCTCGCTGAACGTAGCTATCCCGTGATTGCGTCGAACTCTGACACCCGTGAATCCCGTGGCCTGTATGGCAAATTCAAGATTGTATCGTTTGATGCTCCGCGTTCTGTTGGTGCGGCGGCTGACAGCATCAAATCGGCTCCTGAAATCATCGCCAAAATCACCCCTAAGAAACCGCAGTATCTTCCTGCTATTTCTTCTGTTTCCGAATTAGAAGAAGTGGAAATTTAACGGTGAGGCATTTTCATGGGACGCCAGTCTGGGGCGGCGCGGGAGACGTTTTAAAGGTGGCGATCCGTGATAGCGGCGCTTTCGTCTCATACGCTCGCCCTGACCAAATCAAACAAAGCTTCACCTACGCCAGTTCTGTGGGATTGGACTGTGGGGCGTTTAGTGCATGGAAGCGCGGCCTGGTGATTGATTGGACAAAGTTTTATCAGTTTCTTTCGATCTGGTATGGACATGAAAAGCTTAAATTTTTCTGCATACCGGACGTGATTGAGGGGGGTGAAGAAGACAACGACCTTTTGATTAAGAAGTTACCTTCTATTTTTCGCGATAAAGCCGCACCCGTTTGGCACCTACATGAATCAATTGATCGCCTAAAGAAGCTAGTTTCTGAGTGGGAACGCGTCTGCCTGGGATCTTCTGGCGAGTATGCGGTTATTCGTACAAGGCATTGGCATTCAAGAATGCATGAGGCTTTCACAGTCATTCGTGATGTAAACCCTGATGTTCATGTTCACGGACTAAGAATGCTGGATGGGCGTGTGTTTGGTAACTATCCCCTCACCACTGCGGACAGTACAAACCTGGCATGCAACGTTCCGAAAACCGAAGTGAAATATCCAGAGCTAACCCACCAGCTCCGCGCCCTTGGCTGCACGGAAGTAGAAGTGCTTGCAGGGCGCTGCGCGATTCTACGAAAAGCCATTGAAATGGTTAACCCGCCAACACTGACAGAATACTTCCAGCGTTACGAGGAAAGCCGTTCCCCTCAGTTATGCCTGGAGTTTTGACATGAAACTCAATATGCAAACAAGTCGATTCTTACCAGTAATAATTGTCCCTGATATCTGGGCGTTTTCCTGGAACAAACCACGACAGGCCGTTTCTGGCCTGGAAAGACCGCTTACCCGTGATGAATACGATCAGGGGCAAGCCGTTTTAATCAAAGTTAAAACCCTTTCAACCGATCTGCAGGAAATATTCAAAGGCCGCCACAAACACCTACTGAAAAACCAGGGCATTCACGCCGCCAATAAATATCTGGTTTATACCCTGGGCCGCAGCATTCTACCGCGTGTGGATGCAGTCAATTCAGCACACGCAATGAATCTTCATGCCTCCATGAAATTCATGTCTGAAATTGATACTTATCACCAACTGCCGAGCATGAGCGATAAGCCGTTGCGCCGGTTCGCCCAAGACATCGCCGGACAACTGAAAGAAATCTATGAAGAACATTGCGATCAACTGCTGGAGGAAAACGGTGGGGATAATGCAGTGCTTTTCTCATCTTTCACGCAAGGCCATCTTTACGGTGAAATTGCCGAAATGGCTCGTGCTTTTAATGTCACACCGATGTACTGGAAGAAATACTGCAAAGGAAAACTGGATGCCGTTTCCGCCGTTGCCGGTTTGTCACGTCTGGTTAATCCGGATTGGTGGTTAAGTCAGTTGAAAGGCCAGCGCACCCGCTGGCGTGAATCTTTGCTGATCGCTATCGGCAAGGTTAACCGCGACGCTTCCCCCTATGCGAGTAAACAGGCTATACGCGAAGTACGTGCGCGCCGTCTGTCAAATCTCGACTACCTGAAAAACTGCGATTTAGAAAACATCGAAACCGGCGAGCGCATCAGTCTGATCGACAAAGTGATGGCAAGCATTTCTAACCCTGAAATCCGCCGTATGGAGCTGATGAGCACGATCGCCGGCACCGAGAAATATGCTGCTGCAAATGGTGACGTTGGGATGTTCCTGACTATCACCACCCCCTCCAAATATCACCCGACGCGCATGGTCGGCAAAGGTGATAAAAAGCGCGTTCAGAGAAATCACACCTGGGACAAAGAAGCCTTCACTCCGAAAGATGCGCAGCGTTATCTGTGCGGGATCTGGAGCAAAATGCGTACTGCGTTTAAGGATAACGACCTGTCTGTTTACGGGATGCGGGTGGTGGAGCCTCACCACGACGCGACCCCGCACTGGCACATGATGTTATTCACCAGGCCTGCTATGCGTCAGCCGGTGATCGACATCATGCGTAAATACGCCATGAAAGAAGACGGCGACGAACGTGGCGCAGCCAAAAATCGCTTTGACTGTAAGCACCTGAATCGTGGCGGCGCGGCTGGCTATATTGCCAAATACATTGCAAAGAATATCGACGGTTACGCACTGGAAGGCGAGCGCGACCATGAAACCGGTGAGCTGCTGACAGATTCCGCTGCCGCTGTTACCGCCTGGGCTGCTACCTGGCGGATCCCTCAGTTTCACCCCATCGGCCTGCCTACCATGGGTTCATACCGTGAGTGCCGTCGCATCCGTTCCATCAGCCTGGCTGAAACCTTTGACGAAGAAGTGGAAGCCGTCCGCGCTGCTGCTGATGCCGGTGATTTTATGGCGTACATGTCAGCCCAGGGCGGCGCAAATGTTCCCCATGACGATCAGACTGTTCGTGTAGCTCGCCGGATTGCTGACGAGCTGAACGCCTACGACGAAGAAGTGAAAAAGGTTGTGGGTATTTTCGCGCCGCATCTCGGCGACTCCCGCGTTTATGAAACCCGTACAACTCAATGGCGCATCGTTTCTTCTGCCGTTGACGTTGAGGTTTTGACCTCAAAAAGCGCCTCCGGCGCGCCTCGGAGTCCTGTCAATAACTGTGGGTTAGGTGGAAATAAACCGGCTGCAATTGGGCGTGATAGCCAGGCTAGGAGCGCTGCTACAACGTTCATTTCTGATAACCGACCGGTAATTGACTGGACAGACACTGCCGCCGTGAGGGCGATTGTGGCACGCATTAGGGAGGAAACGCCGAGAGTCAGTAAGGCGCAGCGCAGTTTCGACCCGACAAAAGGCCGTGATGTAGCTCCGTCGGCCAGATTGACGACAGAAGAACGGGCGCGCTTGCCGGAAATCGAACGTGCATTGATGAAACACAACATCACGGCTGAACGCTGGGAACTGGAAGCGCTAAGCCGAGGGGCGAAAATCAGCTTTGGTGATCTGGTTATGTGTTTTGAACCGCTGCCTGATTGGGCTGAATTTGAATAACATGTAGATTTTTATGGAAATTGTAAGCAGATAATTTTATAGTACTGGATAAATAAACAGTATTATTTTCTGGGGGAGAGATGGATTTTTTACAGACGGCAGTTTTGTTGGAACGCATATCTTTGATTGCAAAACTTTCCGCTCGCGTTGAGTGCGAAAAAGAGGAGAGGGAGCTGGTTGCTAAATGGATTTCGGAATTAGCAACAGCAGCGAATGAGGAGTTGCTGAAAGTGATATTTGACGTAAACGCGCCTGGAAAAATTCACTGATTTCTAAGTCTGGGGCTATGTGTGAGCCATGCATGCAATATGCGCATGGTTTTGCATGATCCCGAAAGGATCAAAAAACACCTGATCGCCCCTCTAGCCGTGCTTTGCGGCGATCTGGATCATGCATTAAAAACGGTGAGCTAAGTCAAAAGCGGGCAGGCGGGTAACATTGCGCGCGCCGTGGTGAAGCGCGGTTAAAATGGCGCAACCTGTGGCACTCTGAGGCAGTTTCTCTTTCAATTCGTGTTTTGGGTGCCATTCAAGATAGGAGCGTGCAGAGAGGCTTAGAGGGGCTGGGGTGGGGGATAGATGCGGCCATTCTGCTGGGTTGAATCATAACACTGTGGCGTTGTGTTACAGAATTAGTTGAATTTAAGATAACTTTGATTTCATATATCAGTTCAAATGATATTTTTCATTGTGGAGGGATTGAAGTGGGGAATGAAGTTTACGAAAGTCAAAAATGCATATTACGATACTCTAAATCAGAGATAGAAAGGGCTGCGCAAAAAATTAGGCATGGATGCAGTGAAGAAGAAAAAGTTGAAGCTATTGCAAAAATTCAAAATTTTAGAGAACTGCATCTTTATCCCTTAATGTTAATGAAAAACCATCTTGCAAGAACAGCTGCGAAAGTGGATCGAGAGAAACGCATTATTGTCGCAAGAAGATTAAAACGACTTTATACGATAATTGATAAGCTTGAGCGTCCTAGTCTGGATGGAGGTAAAACCGCCAATGCTATTCGACTTACCCGTATGCAGGATATCGGTGGATGCCGAGCAATTGTTAAAAATATTGAACAACTGAAACAATTAAAAGACAGGCTTGTCAAAAGCAGGTCGGTACATAAAATCATTAAGGAGTATGATTACTTAACCCCTAAAGAAAGTGGTTATGGTGGTATTCATTTGGCATACAGTTGTTTTGATGAGCAGGAGGAAAAATTCGCCTGGAGAAAAACCAAAATTGAAATACAACTAAGGACGGAGTTGCAGCACGCTTGGGCTACAAGTTTAGAAATTATCGATACTTTAGAAGACATCAAGCTAAAAACTTCGATTGAAGGCCACGCCGAGTGGCGGAGATTCTTCTATCTTGCTGGATGCCTTGTAGCTCATGATGAAAGAGCTTGTCTCTTAGAACAGGGCGTAGTGGATTCATATCAGGAGGAACTGCGAGGTCTGGAGCAACATTTATCTGTTAGGCAAAAACTAAATACATATACATTCGCGCTTAACTTAACATCAAATGAAACTACTAAAAACCAGTTACCTAAAAATCATAAAGGGTATTTTTTAGTTTCAATGAGAAACCCTAAAAATGAACCGGAGGAACCCTCTCCAAAACGTTTTATAGTAACAGTTAAAGCGTACAGGACAAAAGAGGCTGACGAGGCATTAATTGCACTAAACCAAGATGATGCTAATCCAGAAATATCAATTTCCGTCTTGGTCGCCACTGATAACATAAAATCACTAAAAAAAGCTTATCCAAACTACTTTGGTTCAACAAGCCAGTTTAGTCGCTTTTTGAAGAAACATGTTGATCCAAAGGTATAGGGTATTTACATGTCCATGTGGGTCATAAAAAGTTGATGGAGGAATTCTTTATTGATGGTTTAAAATACTTTAAAACCCCATGCGTCATGGGGTTTAGGTATTTATTCTGGCGTCAATTCGTAAGAGGTGAATTTTATTACATCTCCTCCAAACCACGCATTCAATTCCTTAAACCTTTCTTGCAAAGGCGTCAGTTCATTACGGACAAACACCTGCGAAGCCTTAACAGAATCTCCGAACCCGCCGCTGTTCTCCGGAATTATCCCCATCATCTGAGGCGGAACGCGGTGCGCGCACAGCAAATCGTTCTGGCTGGCTTTTTTGATGTTAAAGAAATCGTCTTTGGTGGCGACTTCACTCAGCGGCAAAATCTTGATCCCGTCCGGCTTACCGTTCGGTGCGTACATGAACAGATTGCGGAAGTTGCCCAGGCCTTTCGTGTCCCGCATCGCCTTGCGCATCTGATCGATATCGGAGCTACTTTGCGCCGCATCGGTCATATACAGAATATATCCGGCGTGCGCGCCGTTCTGGTAATACTTGCGGCGGAACAGCGTGGCGGCTTCATTGAGCCAGGCTGAATTCAGGGCACTGAGATATTCCGGCAGGCCGTACAGCTCCTGATTAATGTCCGGTTCAATCAGATGAAACACGCTGCCGGCTTCAAACTGGTGTGCCTCTTTCCATTGCTGCACAAACCAGTAAACATCTGACTCAACCCCGCGCCGCGCATATTTGGCGGGCACAGTTTTCATCACCACGGCGTCGCCGAGCTGGTTGCGGATAATTTCTAAAAACGCGTTGCCAAATACCAGGTAATCCAGGGCAAACCGGCTGAATTCCTGCTGTGAGAGCAGCTTGTGCGGGACAAACGTGGAGGCCAGGATATTGCGCTTAACGTAAAGCGATGAACTGTGATGCACCGCTGCCCGCAGCGTGCGTGCCAGGCCGTCAAAGCTGACCGGCGGTTCATACCACTGGCCGTTGCCCGTGCATTCGATGTAATCCAGAATTTCACGGCGGTCTAACACTGGCGTCGGATCGCCAAAGCTGAACGCCTCCGCGCCGCCGTTCTGCTGAGTGGTTGCTGTGAGGGTGGTCTGTGCTGCTTTACGAAATTTGCGCTTACTCATGATTAATAAAACTCCAGGATGTTAGGGCTTTGGCCGCCGTTCGCGGCGGTAAGTGGTTCGTTAAGCAATGCGTGCATAATTGCCCAGGCGACATCCGCGTGGCTGGCTTCCTCGCTGCGGCTGGCCTCGTAGGTGGAGCGGCTGCCGCTGGCGGTCATGGTTTTGCGGATCGCCATGAATGACGAGGTGATGTCTTTATGGTTGGTGTCGTATTCCAGGCGGCCGGAGGTGATGGTGTCCTTTGCTTTGAGTACCATTTTCGTTTTCGTTTCCGGGCTGTAGCGGATTTCCATCGCGGCGGGGAAGAACTGCCGGACAAGCTGAAAAACGCCCTGGCCGATACCGGTGGCATCAATGCCGATGTATTCCACGCAATACCGCTTTGTTAATTCCTCAATGCTTTTCGCCTGGGCGGCAAAGTCCATGCCTTTCCACTGGTGACGCTCCAGCACGCGGAATTTTCCGCCGTCTACCAGCGGCGGAGCCAATACGGCGCAGCCTGCACTGTCGCCGGTGTGTGACGGGTCATAACCAATCCAGACGGCACGATAACCAAACGGACGCACAGCAAACGGGGTGAAATCCTCCCATTCCTCCGCGCTTTCCACCATGCAGCGTTGCAGCTCGGCAAACGGGAATACCGACGCCTGATCGTCAACAAACTCACACATGAACAGGTTGCGGAAATCCTCGCTGCTGTTTTCCTGTTTCAGCGTATCGATGTTGAACAGGTTGCAGCCACCGGCTAACGCATCCTCAATGGTGACGATTTGCCGCCACTGACCATCTTCACAAAGCCGACCTTTTGCCAGGGCGTGATGGCCGATATCCAGCTCAATCCGGTCGTTGCGATCTTCCCGCCCCTTGTTAAACAGTTCACCTGACCAGAACGGATAAGCGCCGTGCGTCAGTGCTGACGGGGTGGAGAAATACGTGGTGCGCAGATGTTCCTGCGAGGCCATGCCGCTGGCAACTTTGCGCAGTTTCTGGAAGTTCGGGATCCAAAAGATTTCATCCACGTACAAATCGCCGTTGTGGCTTTGGGCGGTGTTTGAGTTGGTGCCTAAGAAAATCAGCTTTGCGCCGTTGTTGCCGATCACAATCGGGTCGCCGGTCAGCTCGACATCGGCCAGGCGCGCAAACTGAATGATGTATTCGCGGAACACGTAAGCCTGGGTTTTGCTGGCTGACAGAAAAATCTGGTTATGGCCGGTTGCCAGGGCGCGCAGTAATGCTTCCCGGGCAAAGAAGAACGTGGCGCCAATCTGGCGGGATTTGAGGATGTCGCGGATACGGTGTTTAAGTCCCGCGTCATACCAGATGCGCTGATACTGGAAACACTTATCAAAGAAAATTTCCTCCAGTTTTTCCAGCGCCTCGTCGCTGAAAAAGTTCTTTGTCGGTTTCTTGCGCTCGCCTTTATTCCGGTTGGCGACGTTGGGGTTTAAATCCACCTCATTCCCGCTCTGGCTGTAGCGGTTCACCCGTGCCAGGCGTTCAATCATCCGGCCTAACGCATCAATCTCTTTGTAATCCGCATTCCCTTTCACGTCTTTGGTCACAAGCTGGATCAGCCGCGCTTCCAGGCTCGATTCCACGCGTGAAATGGGCGCGACGTTCTCCCAGGCGTCGCGTGTTTTCCAGCTCTGCACCGTCGGTATTTTTTGGGTTAGCAGTTCCGCAATCTGGCGTACAGAAAACCCCTGCCAGTAAAGCAGTGCCGCCTGTCGCCGTGGGTCGCTGATGATGGTCGAGTTTGTCATTTTCATGACTGCCACGTTAACCAGCGGCCTGCTGATTTTCCTGCTGTCCACGTTGTGCCATCAAGCATCAACCCGCATCGGCTGGCGGTGTCGGGCGTGTGTCTGGAAACTTGGATTTCTCAGAAGCACACACCGACCGGAGTCCGACACATGGCAACAAAAGCAAAGCGCTTTCGTATCTGTACCGAAGGGGCAACTACCGACGGGCGCGAAATCACCCGCGACTGGATTGAACAGATGGCGGCGACCTATGACCCGAAGGTCTACGGCGCACGCATCAACATGGAGCACATCAAGGGCTATTTCCCTGACAGTGCGTTTCGTATGTACGGGGATGTCACCGGTGTTTACGCCGAAGAAGTGGCTGACGGCGCGCTGAAAGGCAAGCTGGCACTGTATGCCGATATCGATCCGACGCCTGATTTAGTGTCGATGGTGAAAGCCCGTCAGAAGGTTTACACCTCCATCGAGGTTAACCCCTCGTTTTCCGATACCGGCAAAGCCTATCTGATCGGCCTGGCCGTGACCGACAGCCCCGCCAGCCTCGGCACCGAATACTTACAATTCAGCGCTAAGGCACAGCAAAACCCGCTGGCTGGCCGCAAACAGGATGCGGGAAACCTCTTTACCGCTGCCGAAGAAACGGCGTTCGAGTTTGTGGAAGAAGCACCGGCTGCGCCGTCGCTGTTCTCCCGCGTGAAACAGCTGCTTTCCAGCAAATCCACCTCAGATGATGCCCGTTTTAAAGACGTCCATGACGCGGTGGAAGTGGTGGTTGCGCACGTTGAAACCGGCATGAAAGACACGGATGAAAAGCTGTACGCGCTGGAAATCTCCGTGACAGAACGCCTGAACGCGCTGGAGCAAACCGCGAAAGATGACCGCGAACAGTTCAGCACGCTCAAAGGCAAGCTGGAGAAATCAGCGCCGCAGACCTACACGCAGCGCCCTGTTTCAAGCGGCAGCGGCAAAGGTGACGCCGCGAATTTCACTGACTGCTAAGCGCGAAAAAAAACGCCTTAACCTGATAACTATTTTGGAAAAAAACGCATGAAACAAACTACCCGTTTTCAATTTAACGCCTTCCTGTCCCGGATTGCCGAGCTGAACTCTGTGGACACCGGTGACCTGAATAAAAAATTCAGCGTGGAGCCGTCGGTAACGCAGACGCTGATGACACGCGTGCAGGAATCTTCCGCCTTCCTCCAGATGATTAACATCATCCCCGTGGACGAAATGAAGGGTGAAAAGGTCGGCGTCGGCGTGTCCGGCTCCATTGCCAGCACCGCAGACACTAGCGGCACCGGCGAACGTCAGACGGCTGATTTTAATACCCTGGCCGCTGAGGGTTATGAGTGCCGCCAGACGAACTACGATTTCCATTTCCGCTACGCCACGCTCGATCTCTGGGCGCGCTATCAGGATTTCCAGGCGCGTTTACGTGACGCCATCGTGAAACGCCAGGCGCTGGATCGCATCACCATCGGCTTTAACGGCGTTGAGCGTGCGGCGACATCTAACCGCACCAAAAACCCGCTGTTGCAGGACGTGAACGTGGGCTGGCTGCAAAAGTACCGCAACAATGCGCCCGAGCGCGTGATGGATAAGGTCACGGGTAAAGATGGAACAGTAACGTCTGAAACCGTGCGCGTCGGCCTCGGCGGAGACTTTGAAAACCTGGACGCCCTGGTGATGGATGCCACCAACAACATGGTTGACCCGATTTATCAGGACGATACCGGCCTGGTCGTTATCTGTGGTCGTCAGTTGCTGGCAGACAAGTATTTCCCGCTGGTGAACAAGGCGCAGGAGAACTCTGAAAGCCTGGCGGCGGATATGATTATCAGCCAGAAGCGCATCGGTAACTTACCGGCGGTGCGTGTGCCTGGCTTCCCTGCCAATGCCTTCCTGATCACCCGCCTGGATAACCTGTCGATTTACTGGCAGGACGGCACACACCGCCGTCATATCGAAGAAGTACCAAAGCGCGACCGTATCGAAAACTACGAATCCATTAATGAGGATTTCGTAGTGGAAGATTATCGCGGCGGCTGCCTGGTCGAAAACATCCAGCTCGGAGAGTTCAAAGTCGTTAAGCCGGAATCAGCGGAATAAAGGGGGACACCATGATGAGTCCTTGCCGTCGTCACATGTTGCGACAGTCAGCCATTCAGGCCGCGCAGCAGGCTGCCGGTCAAATGAGCCAGGCCACCGGCTACGAACTGCTCCTGCAAAAACTGAATGCGGATAAACAGGCACTGCATAAGATCCAGTCCTTCCAGGACAAGGCGGCGTTAAAACGCACGCTGTTGCCGGAGTACGCCCCGTGGGTGTCGGGCGTGCTCGCCGAAGGGAACGGCGCACAGGATGCCATCCTGATGACCGTCATGATCTGGCGTATTGATGCCGGTGATATCGCCGGTGCGCTGAACATTGCCCGTTACGCATTTAAGCACAAGCTCGCCATGCCGTTCGGCACCCGCTCCGCCGGTTGTGCTTTCACTGAGGAAGTGATCGACCAGGCTACGCGTGCCCGCACCGCCGGTGAGCCGGTCAGCATTGACGTGATGCTGGCCGTGCTGGAGCTGACTGACAGCGAGGATATGCCCGATAAAGTCCGTGCGCAGTTGCACAAGATTATCGGCTATCTCTACCGCGACGGCGGCAAGGACACGCTCGCCCTGGAGCGCCTGAAAAGTGCCTTAATTCTTGACGGCAAATCAGGCGTTAAAAAAGACATTGAGCGCCTGGAGTCGGCCATTAAAAAGGCATCCGGCGGCTAAAAAGAATGCGCCCCGCGCAGGGCGGCACGCCAGCCGCGACAGGTCTGTGACCTTGTTCAACGCTGGCGTCCACCGCCCCCCATTCAGAGGTCATTATGTCTCTTGTTGTACCCGCACCGAAACCGGACGCCGCGACGGAACCCGCGATTAAGAACACTCATTTCTGGCCTGATGTTGATCCGGTTGAACTGCGCGACACGCTTCGCCTGGAGGGCACCGTCACCGCGAAACGCCTGCGTGCTGCCGCAAAGTTTGCCATGACAGAGGTGAACGCCGAGCTGTTCAGCTTTCGTGACGCACAGATTTCCCAGGGCTTTAAACGCCTGGCCGATGTGCCTGCCGATCAGATTGACGATGAAAGCGTGAAGGTCTGCGCCTATCAGCGCGCCGTGGCGTCTATAGCGGCGGCCTTTCTGGCGGAGCATTATCCGAACAGCGACACCACCGATAAGGGCAGTAAAAAAGCCGAAATTGTCGAAAGCACGGTTGATGATTTATGGCGTGATGGTCGCAATGCGATCAGCGACGTCGCCGGTGTGTCTCACTGCATCATCGGGTTGCTCTGATGAAAGTCCACGCCGAACAGGGCGACACCGTTGACTCGCTCTGCTGGCGGTACTACGGGCGCACCGAGTCGGTGGTGGAGCAGGTTTACGCGGCTAACGTTGGCTTAGCCGCACAGGGGGCAATTCTGCCCCATGGCTACGCGGTGGAACTGCCGGATATTACCCAGGCCGCAGTCAGTGAAACCGTCTCACTTTGGGACTGATGACCATGGAGCGCATCACCTCGTTTATCTGTTATTGCATTGCCGTGTTTCTGGCCTGGCTGGGGGGCATGTCTTATCAGGATATTGCGTTTTTAGTCGGTGCCGCCGTGGGGGTCGCCACCTTCCTGGTGAACTGGTACTACCGCCGCAAAACTTATCGCCTGCTTAAACAGCTCGGCGTCAGTGGGGAAATTAATGCCGCCATCAATCGTTAAACGCTGCGCCGTCGCCGCTGTCCTGGCGATTGCCGCGCTGCTGCCGCAAACGCCAACGTTGAAAACCTCCGCCGCCGGTCTGGCACTGATTGCCGATTTTGAAGGCTGCCGTCTGTCCGCCTACCAGTGCAGCGCGGGCGTCTGGACAAACGGCATCGGGCACACCGCAGGCGTGAAGCCACAGACCCAAATCAGCGAACGTCAGGCCGCCGTGAATCTGGTGGAAGACGTGATGCGGGTCGAGAAAGGCATTGCACGCTGTATGCCGGTTGCCATGCCGCAGCCGGTGTATGACGCCGTGGCGTCCTTTGCCTTTAACGTCGGCGTGACGGCGGCCTGCAAGTCAACGCTGGCGTTTTTCATTAACAAGGGGGAATGGCGTAAAGCCTGCGATCAGTTGCCGCGCTGGGTGTTTGTGAATGGCGTGCGCGTCTCAGGCCTGGAGCGCCGCCGCGCCAATGAGCTGGCCTACTGCCTGCGGGGAGTCTGATGCGCATTTTAATTTTGTTACTGCTGGCAGCCTGCGCCCTGGTGGGGCTGCAAACCTGGCGTATCGGTGGCCTGACTGATGAAGCTGACCAGGCCCAGCGCATTATCGGCACACTGTCCGCCGGTATCAAAAGCCGCGACAACGCCATTAATCGCCTGAGTGATGATGCCGTGACGCGGGAACGTCAGGAGCAAACACTGCGCACCCAGCTCGCACGGGCGGGGCAGCAGGCGCGGGATCGTGAAGTCCACATTCAAAGGTTACTCAATGAAAATCAGGAAATGCGCGATTGGTATGCAGCTCCTCTGCCTGATGGTATTGGCCGGATGCACGCACGTCCAACCTTTGCCAGCGCCGCAGATTATTTACGTTGGCTGTCCGGCGGTAACGAGCTGCCCGATACCAGCAAGTTCGCCGGTCACTAACGGCGACTTGAGCAGCGACGTCAGAAACCTGGAGGCCGCGCTGATAGCCTGCGGCCTCCAGGTGGAAACGGTCAAACAATGCCAGGAGGAACACCGTGTTAAAACCCGCGCAACTGCGAAAAGCCTTAACTGACGCCGTGCCGGTGCTGCAAACCAGCCCCGACACCCTGCGGATGTTTGTGAATAATGGGCGTATCGTTTCCACGTTAGCCAGTTCGCTGTCGTTTGAATATCAGTATCAGGTCGAGTTGCTGATCACCGACTTTGCTCAGGACTGCGATCTGATCATCGTGCCCATTCTGGCCTGGCTGCGTGAGCATCAGCCGGACATGATGGCGACACAGGAGAAACAGCAAACCGGCTATAAGTTCAAAGCCGATATGCTCAATGATGGCAGCTATGACATTGCCGTTTATCTCCAGCTCACTGAGCGCGTGATCGTGAAACAGGTGGAAGCCGGTCTGTATGTTGAGCACTTTCCTGAACCACCGCTGCCGGAACCGGTGGAAAGGCCGCGTGAGCTGTACCTGCACGGTGAGTTAGTGAGTCAGTGGAATGACTGAGCTGTCAGCGTTTGATACCCGCCTTGCGGGACTGATTGCAGCGCTGTCACCGCAAAGCCGTAAGGCAATGGCGGCGGCCATTGCGAAGCGCCTGCGTAAACATCAGCAGCAGCGCATTAAGCAGCAGGTTACGCCCGACGGTCAGCCGTTCACGCCACGCCGCCCGCAGCCGTTGCGGGCAAAGAAAGGCCGCATTAAGCGTGAGATGTTCGCCAGATTGCGCACGGCCAAATACATGAAGGCAAAAGGCACCGCTGACGACGCCGTGGTGGAATTCACCGGCCAGGTGCAGCGTATGGCGAAAGTGCATCAGTACGGGCTGCGGGATCGTCCGTCTGTCCGTGCAAAAGAAATGCAGTATCCGGCGCGCCCGCTGTTAGGACTGGACGCAGAAGACATGAAAATTGTGGAAGATGAGTTACTGAGTGTGCTTAGCATGTAACATGTGATGAAGCGAATTTTTAACCTTGAGTCAGATAATGGGGTTTTTCTTAAAATAGAAATCTCAAGGATAATTCCTTACTAAACCTCAATAAATTGTTATTATTCATGGCGGTAGATGTAAAATTATTTGTATCTTTCATTCTTGGCAATGCTTTCAGGCACCTTTCGTTAAAATTAAAATGGGGTTTTAAATGTTCAATAAAATATTATCTTCAAAAGGGTTGTTTTTTGGGTATTGCATAGGGGCTTATATTGCTATTGCATTAATTTTCAATTCATTCATGTCACCATTATTCCTCATGGCGCTCGCAGAATCTTTGGCATCCGTATTGCTCGCTTATTGGATTGCTAAATTACTAATTAAATTTAATGGAGTTCGCACATTAGTTACTCCAGTGGTTTTTTTCATACTACAAGTTGTTTCGTTTATTTTCGCCAGCGCAGTAACGCACAAAAACACAGGCACTGATTATGCAATGTGGACATGCGGCATTGCATTTGTTTTATTTGTAATCTCTCAATTTATTATCAAGCGAATTGCATCGAAACAAAAACATGTAACACAGTAATTCAGGATAAATCAGTATCCGTTTTACTCCTAAACGTTACTTCTTGTTTATTGTGTGCAAGCAGGTTCATATCTAAAAAGACCTCGTTGTGCCATCGAGCATCAACCTGCCTCAAATTGAATGCCGCCTGACAGGGCGGCATTCTTTTATCCATGAATACATCCATTCCCCAAAACGATATTCCGCGCCTGCTGCGCAATCTGATCCGCATTGGCACCGTTGCTGAGGTGGATTTGGCTGCGGGCACCTGTCGCGTGAACACCGGCGGCAACGTCACCGACTGGCTGCACTGGCTGACTTCCCGCGCTGGGCGCGCCCGTTCCTGGTGGGCACCGTCCATCGGGGAGCAGGTTTTGCTGTTCTGCCTGGGCGGCGAGCTGGATACCGCCTTTGTGATGCCGGGCATTTTCTCTGATGACTTTCCTGCGCCGTCGGCGTCAGCCGATGCGCTGCATGTGTCATTTCCTGACGGTGCCGTGATCGAGTACGAACCGAAAACAGGTGCGCTGCTGGCAACCGGCATTAAGTCAGCCACGGTAAATGCCTCGGATAAAGTGGCGGTAACTGCCCCGCTAATCACCTGCACGGCGAAAACCCGTATCACGCTCGACGCGCCGGAAGTGGTCTGCACCAACAAACTCACCACCGGCACCATCGAGATAAAAAAAGGCGGCACCATGACCGGCAACCTCACCCACTCGGGCGGCAGCATCACATCAAACGGCATTGTTGTTCACACCCATAAACACGGCGGCGTCCAGACGGGCGGCGGCAGCACCGGCGTACCTGCCTAATAGCGAGGAGTTTTCTATGAGTCTTTTCTTGTCAGTTTTTTGTGCATCAGTTTCAGGAGGAATGCTGACGAACGGTACAGGCGGCTGGTGGCTTGTTGCTATTCTTGGCCTTTTTTTCCTTTGCGCTCATGACTAACGCCAAATACATCGGCATGGCGCGCGACTCAGGGCGCGGCGTCGAAGACCTGGCGCACATTCAGCAATCGGTCAGCGACATTTTGCGCACACCCATCGGTTCCCGCGTCATGCGCCGTGACTATGGTTCACTACTGTCTGAACTGACTGACCGCCCGCAGAATGCGGCGCTGCGCCTGCAAATCATGTCCGCCTGTTACAGCGCGATCCTCAAATGGGAGCCGCGCGTCACTCTGACAGGCATCACCTTTGAAACAACGTTCGACGGAAAAGGCGTGGTGGAACTCACCGGCACCCGTAAAGACACGTCCGCCGCCATTTCCTTAACCTTACCCGTGAGCTAACCATGGCAACTATCGACCTGAGCCAGTTACCCGCCCCCGACGTGGTGGAGGTGCTGGATTACGAAATTCTCCTGGCGGAGCGCAAAGCCACGCTGGTCTCGTTGTACCCCGAAGACCAGCAGGCCGCCATCGCCCGCACGCTGACACTGGAATCGGAACCCATTGTGAAACTCCTGCAGGAGAACGCTTACCGCGAAGTCATTTTGCGTCAGCGGGTGAATGAGGCAGCGCAGGCGGTGATGTTGGCGTATGCCTCCGGCACCGATCTGGACAATATCGCCGCCACGTTCAGCGTGGAGCGTCTGACGATCACGCCTGCGGATACGGTCAGCGTGCCCGCCGTCGCCGCTGTGCTCGAAAGTGACGCTGATTTGCGTATCCGTGCGCAGCAGGCGTTTGAAGGGCTGAGCGTGGCGGGGCCGGTCGGTTCTTATGAGTATCACGGACGCTCGGCTGACGGACGCGTGGCGGATATTTCGGTTATCAGCCCGTCGCCTGCCTGCGTGACGATTTCCGTGCTGGCACAGACCGGCAACGGCACCGCGCCCGCTGACCTGCTGGCGGTGGTTCAGGCCGCGCTCAACGATGAGAACGTGCGCCCCGTAGCTGACCGCGTGACGGTGCAAACCGCGACCGTCGTGAACTACACCATCAGCGCCGTGCTGTATTTGTTCCCGGGGCCGGAGGCCGAACCTATCCGTGAAGCCGCTGAGGCGAAGCTGATTGCCTACACCACCGCACAGCACCGGCTCGGGCGTGACATCCGGCTGTCGGCGATTTATGCCGCGCTGCACGTTGAAGGCGTGCAACGGGTGGAGCTGAAAAGCCCTGCGGCTGACATCGAGCTGGATAAAACGCAGGCGTCGTTCTGCACGGACTACACCCTGACCGTGGGCGGCTACGATGAGTGATCGCCTGCTGCCCGTCGGTTCCTCCGCGCTTGAGGTTGCCGCCGCCGATGCCTGCGCGGCCCTGGAAAACGTACCGGTGCCGCTGCGGCAGCTCTGGGATCCGCTGACCTGTCCGGCAAAGTTTTTGCCTTACCTGGCGTGGGCGCTGTCGGTTGACCGCTGGGATGAGAAATGGCCTGTCGCCACCAAGCGTCGCGTCATTCAGTCGGCGTGGTTCATTCACTGCCACAAGGGAACCATCGGTGCCATCCGGCGCGTGGTGGAGCCGCTCGGCTACCTGATTAACGTGACCGAGTGGTGGGAAACCAATGACGAACCCGGCACGTTTCGCCTGGACATTGGCGTACTGGAAACCGGCATCACCGAAGAAATGTATTTAGAGATGGAACGCCTCATCGCCGACGCCAAACCGGCTAGCCGCCATCTGATCGGGCTGACCATTACACAAGATATTAAAGGTGATGTTTACATTGGAGCAGCGCACTACCTGGGCGAACTGCTGACCGTTTACCCTGCATAAGAGGACGCTATGAGCACATTTAAATCCGTCGTCACCACGCAAGGCCAGGCGCGCATTGCGGCAGCCATTGCGGCGGGGACTGACATCAACATTACGCAGCTTGCCGTAGGTGACGGCAACGGCAAGGCGACCACGCCGGTCGCCACCCAGACCAAACTGGTTAAAGAGGTGTACCGCACGCCGCTCAACTCCTTAAAACTCGACCCGACGCACGCTAACTGGGTGATTGCCGAGGCGGTGATAACGTCCAGCGTTGGCGGTTTCTGGATGCGTGAAATGGGGCTGTTTAGCCGCGACGGCGTGCTGATTGCCGTGTGTAACATGGCGGACACCTACAAACCGACGCTGGCGGAAGGTTCTGGCCGCACGCAAACTTTACGTATGGTGATTGCGGTCAGTAACACCGAGGCCATCAGCCTGCTGATCGACGACTCGGTGATTATGGCAACCGAGGAGTATGTGAATGATCTGCTGGCAGCGCATGAAAAATCCCGCAACCACCCCGACGGCACGCTGACGGCAAAAGGGTTTGTTCAACTGAGCAGCTCGGTCAGCAGTACCAGTGAGGCGCTGGCCGCCACGCCAAAGGCGGTGAAGGCCGCCAATGACAATGCCAATACCCGCGTACCGTCCACCCGCAAGGTAAACAGCAAGCCGCTGAGCGCCGACATTGTTCTGGCAGCGGCGGACGTTGGCGCGATGAGTAATCTGATGCTGGCACCGGATACCACGACGGTGAAACGCCTGGATGACCCATCAATCATCGACGTGACGAACCCGATCAGCATTTCCGCAAGCTATGCCGATCACCCGCTGGGCGCGACTTACGTGGTCGCCGGTCAGCTTCACAACTGGCGTCGCTACTGGACGGCGGGCGCGGCGGCCTATCAACGGCTGATTAATAACGACGGCCAGATTTTTGAGCGCATTGGCTCATATACCACGGCGGGCGGCTGGAAATGGTTACTCAGTGACAGCGCGTACCCGTTCGGCTGGCGGAAGGTGCTCGACAGCGGGAGCATGACGCTGGCGGATTTAACGCGGCTTGGTGTCGCCAAATCCGGTGACAATGACGATATTCTCAGCATGAGCAAGCTGACCAGTCTTGCGGCAGAAATCAAAATGGCGCGCACGCTTGAGGTCGCCAGCTCCATCCAGTCAAATTACCGGATGGGCATTCTGCGCCCCAATGACTATGAAGCCTATATGTCATTCACCAGCCGGGCGGGGTTCCTGTCCGCCGTTAATCTGCCGTCCGCATTAACCTCAATGGGCAATATGTATTTTCGTGTGCCGAATACGCTCACGGATTTGGATCCGCATACAGGGCGGGCTTTAGGGGGGATTTCCGCGGCGATTTATCCGACCGGTGAAGGCGTGATGCGCATGGATGCCAGGGACGAAACCGGCACCATTAAAGCCCGCGTCGTGTGCGACGGCCAGAACGACATTGTGCAAATCGCTAACGGCGTTTTACGTCCGGATTCCGGCATTACTCTTTATCCGGTCAATGCGTCCTCGGTCATTCGCGGCAAGAATGATGCCGTCATTCTGCGCGACCATAACAACGGCAATGTCACCCTGAGCGCGGGAATGGATGTGGCCGGTTCGGGGAAAGGCGGCACGCTGTATCTGGGGTATAACCGCGCCTCTGCCAGTATTTACACGGGCGCGGTGCAGGTCGATTCACCGCTGACCCTCACTGACACCCTGAAGGCTGCCGCAGATGCCACCTTTGCCGCCGCGATGACGGTAGCGGGAGAGGTTAATTTTAACGGGCTGGTGAAATTCAACCGGCATGACGCAACCTGCCAGTTCAGCTCGTCAGACGCTGCGCACCCGCTTCTCACGGTGAACTATTCCAATGCGGGTAACTTTGGTTTTTGGGATTCCACCAGCGGCCGGTGGGTGCTGCGTAAAAGAGCGTCAAATCTGACCACCGGCAACGCGGATAACTGGGTGATGGAAAGCAGCGGGCTTGAAATCACGGGGGCATATGGCCTGACGTTATCCACGGCTTTGCCTGTTACCAGCGGCGGCACCGGCGCTAAAACGGCTGAGCAGGCGCGGGCTAATCTCGGCGCGTTAGCCGTGGGTGACGTGCTGGTGGGGATGCCGGTGCCCTGGCCGTCTGACAAAGTGCCCGCCGGTTTTGCGCTGATGGTCGGGCAGACCTTTAACAAGACAACGTATCCGTCTCTGGCGATTGCCTACCCCTCCGGCGTTATTCCTGATATGCGCGGGCAGACCATCAAGGGCAAACCGGCGAGCGGGCGCGCGGTGCTTTCGCAGGAACAGGACGGTATCAAATCCCATACGCACGGGGCGTCTGCCTCAAACACCGACCTGGGCACAAAAACCGTCAGCACCGTTGACCACGGCACCCGTGGAACCTCGACCTTTGATTACGGTAACAAAGGCACTGACGGACAGGGAAACCACAATCACGGCGACGGGATCCGCATTCCTCAAAACCAGGACGGCGCGGTGCTTTATGGCCTGCGCGATGCCCCTGTAGGCAATGCCGCCTGGTCAAAAGGCGGGAGTAATCAGGGGGCGCAGGCCGTGACCACCACGGACGGCAACCACGCCCACACCGTTTACATCGGCGCACACAACCACACCGTGGATATCGGTGCGCACAATCACACCGTCGCAATGGGCGCACATGGTCACACCATCACCGTGAATGCCACCGGTAACGCAGAAAATACGGTGAAAAACACCGCCTTTAACTACTTAGTGAGACTCGCCTAATGTTCAAATATTCAGACCAGATTCAAACCGTGAAAGTGTATGACTTTGCCGCCCTGACCGGCGAGTACATCGGTCAGAGTGATGCGATGATTGCGCCCAATACCGGCCTGCCTGCCCGCTGTACTGACATCAAACCGCCAAAGGCCGAAAGCGGCACCGTTGCCATTTTCAACAATGATGCCTGGGCGATTGTTGAGGATTTTCGCGGGCAGACGGTTTACAGCACGGACAACGGGCTGCCTGTTGTGGTGAATGAACTGGGCGCGCTGCCTGCCAATTCCACCCGCTTAGCGCCTGCCAGCCGGTTTGACCGCTGGGACGGTGAGGCCTGGGTGAAAGATGAGGCGGCGCAGTTGCTGCAACAAACCCAGGATGCGGAAGTGCAGAAAAAAGAGCTGATGAGCCAGGCGGTGTTGCAAATCGACACTTTGCAAGATGCGGTTGACCTGGAAATGGCATCCGACGAAGAACGGGCGCAGCTCCTCGCCTGGAAAAAATACCGCGTGCTGCTTAACCGCCTCGATACCTCGGCAGCGCCTGATATCGCGTGGCCTGGGACGCCGGTGTAAGCCGGTCTGCTCATCGCCTGCTGTGAATCGATCGGCTAAAACGATCAATTGCGGATAATTGATCTGTCGTAACTATTTGATAGCCAGCCGCAAATGCCAAAGGATACCCGCAGACTTTTCAGGAGGATGAAATGGAATTAAACAAAGAAGAAGCGGAGATGATTGCGGGGTTCTTAGCGGCGAACTGGTCAGCCTTTTCACACGCGGCTGAGGACGTGATGATCGTCAGCGCCCTGCACCGGCTGGCTGAAAAGCTGGGGCTGGAAAACGCTTAGCGTCCCCGCTTATTTAACTGTCTGGACTATGCCCCTTCGTGGGGCATTTTTGTTTCTGCGTCCCCACGTTGTGCCATTTCCCACACACCCCGCCCGCCGTGCCTGCGCGTACACAACCAGCGATGATTGACCTGCTTATTCATCACAGGAAAAACACCATGGCTGATTATCATCACGGCGTGCGCGTTGTTGAAATCAATGACGGCACCCGCGTTATCTCCACCGTTTCCACCGCCATCATCGGGATGGTTTGCACCGGCGAGGATGCCGACGCCGACGCGTTCCCGCTCGATACGCCGGTACTCATTACCAACCCGCTGACTGCCGCAGGCAAGGCCGGTAAAACCGGCACGCTGTATTCCTCCCTGATGGCGATCGCCAATCAGGCTAAACCCGTTGTTGTCGTGGTGCGTGTCGCCAAAGGCGAAACCGAGGCGGAAACCACTTCCAACATTATCGGCGGCACGGACGACACCGGCATGTATACCGGCATGAAAGCCCTGCTGTCCGCGCAAACCGAACTCGGCGTAAAACCGCGCATCCTCGGCGTGCCTGGTCTGGATAATTTGCAGGTCGCCACCGCGCTCGCCGCCGTCTGTCAGCAGCTGCGCGCCTTTGGGTACGTCAGCGCCTGGGGCTGTAAAACGGTGTCTGATGCCATCAAGTACCGCGACAATTTCAGCCAGCGTGAGCTGATGGTCATCTGGCCGGATTTTGTCGCCTGGAACACCACCACCAACGCCAGCGACATCGCCCCCGCGACGGCTTACGCCCTCGGCCTGCGCGCCAAAATCGACGCAGAAACCGGCTGGCATAAAACGCTGTCGAACGTCGGCATCAACGGCGTCACCGGCCTGTCTGCCAGCGTTTACTGGGATTTGCAGACCACCGGCACCGATGCCGACCTGTTAAACCAGGCGTGCGTCACCACCCTTATTCGCAAAGACGGCTTTAAATTCTGGGGGCAGCGCACCTGCTCTGATGATCCGCTGTTTTTGTTTGAGAACTACACCCGCACCGCGCAGGTGCTGGCGGACACCATGGCCGAGGGGCATATGTGGGCAATGGACAAACCCGTCACCCCGACGCTTATCAAAGACATGATTGCGGGCATTAACGCCAAACTGCGTGAAATGAAAACCGCCGGTCTGATTATTGACGGCACCTGCTGGTATGACCCCGACGCGAACACCGTCGAGACCCTCAAGGCGGGCAAGCTGTTCATTGATTACGACTATACGCCGGTGCCGCCGCTGGAAGATTTGACCCTGCGTCAGCGCATCACCGATCAGTACCTGGCGGAGTTCGCCACGTCCGTTAACAGCTAAGAGGCGCTAAAACATGGCACTGCCAAAAAAACTGAAATACCTGAACCTGTTTAACGACGGGAACAGCTATCTGGGCATGGTCAGCGCGCTGACGCTGCCGAAACTGACCCGCAAGCTTGAGAACTATCGCGGCGGCGGCATGACCGGTTCCGCCTCCATTGATTTTGGCCTGGACGACGACGCGCTGACCTTTGAGTGGACGGTGGGCGGGCTGGATGAATTGGTGTTGCAGCAGTGGGGCGCGGTCGATGCCGTGCCGCTGCGCTTTGCCGGTTCCTTCCAGCGCGATGACACCGGCGACACCTCCGCCGTGGAAGTCACTATGCGCGGACGCCACAAGGAAATGGATTTCGGCGAGTACAAACAGGGTGAGGACACGGAAACCAAAATCACCACCCAGTGCACCTATTTCAAGCTGGTAATTGACGGCAAAGACATGATTGAAGTCGATACCGTGAACATGGTGGAAATCGTCGGCGGCGTTGACCGCGTGGCGGAGCACCGCAAAAACATCGGCCTGTAATCCCTGACCCGCGCCGGACACCGGCGCGTCATTTCCCTTTTTGAATAAGAGACACCGCTATGTCAGAACACAACGAAAACGTCGTTATCCTGGAAGAACCAATCAAGCGCGGCGACACGCTGATCCACCAGATTGAAATCCTCAAACCCAATGCCGGACACCTGCGCGGAATTGGCCTCGCCGCCCTGGCGAATGCCGACGTTGACGCGCTGACCGTCATTCTGCCGCGTATTACCGTGCCGAACCTGACCACGCAGGACTGTAAAACGCTGAATCTGCCTGATCTGATTGCGCTGGCAGGCAAGGTGATCGGTTTTTTATCGCCGAAGTCGGCACAGTAACCCTTCCCGCGGCGCTGACCGTAGATGACCTGATGGCGGACGTGGCGGTGATCTTTCACTGGCCGCCGTCAGAAATGAACCCGATGACGCTGACCGAGCTTTGCGCGTGGCGTCACAAGGCCATGCAACGCAGCGGAGCCGACAGTGAGTAATTTAAAGTTAGAGGTGCTGTTAAAGGCGGTTGACCAGGCGACCCGCCCGTTTAAATCGGTGCAGAACGCCAGTAAGGCGCTGGCCGGAGACATTAAAAATTCACAATCCACGCTCAAAGACCTGAACGCCCAGGCCGGAAAGATTGACGGTTTCCGCAAATCCAGCGCGCAGCTGGCCGTCACCCGCCAGAAGCTCAAAGACGCCAAAGAGGAAGCGGCGGCGCTGGCTATCGGATTCAAAAATACCGCCAACCCGACCCGCGCACAGGCGCAGGCCATGGAATCCGCAAAGCGTACCGCCGCGCAGTTGCAGACCCAGTTCAACGGGTTGCGGCAGTCGGTGCAGCGTCAGCGCACGGAACTCACCCAGGCGGGCATCAGCACGCGCACACTGTCTGACTCTGAGCGCCGTCTGAAATCTTCCATTAGCGACACCACCGCGCAGCTCAACCGCCAGCGCGAATCACTGGCACGCGTCAGCGCCCAGCAGGCCAAACTTAACGCGGTGAAAGGCCGGTATCAGGCGGGGAAACAACTGGCCGGCAGCGTCACGACCGCCGGTGCTGCCGGTCTGGGTATCGCCGCAGCAGGAACGGCGGCGGGAACGGGCATGCTGAAACCTGGCTTTGACTTTGCGCTGAAAAACTCAGAGTTGCAGGCCACGCTCGGCCTGGAAAAAGACTCTGCGGATATGACCGCGCTGCGCACTCAGGCGCGTCAGCTTGGCGACAATACCGCCGCCTCTGCCGATGATGCGGCGGCTGCGCAAATCATCGTTGCCAAATCCGGCGCGGACAAGGACGGCATTCTGGCTGCAACACCAACCATCCTGAATCTGTCCCTGGCAAACAAGCGCACCATGGAGGAAAACGCCACCCTGCTGATGGGCGTGAAATCCGCGTTCGGCATGACCAATGACACGGTGTCACACATCGGCGATGTCCTTTCCACGGCCATGAACAAATCTGCCGCCACCTTTGAAGGGCTGTCTGACACCATGACCTACGCCGCGCCGGTGGCAAAACAGGCCGGTATCAGCGTCGAAGACACCGCCGCGATGGCCGCCGCCCTGGCAGATGCCAAAATCACCGGTTCGATGGCGGGCACCGGTGCCCGTGCGGTCATTACCCGCTTACAGGCACCGACGGGAACGGCCGCCGCCGCGCTCGGTGAGTTAAAAGTCAAAACGGCAGACAGCAAAGGCAACATGCGCCCGCTGTTTAGCATCCTGAAAGAAATGCAAAAGAGTTTTGAGAAAAACAAGCTCGGTTCATCGCAGCGTGCGGTGTACATGAAAGCCATTTTTGGCGAGGAAGCCAGCTCGGCGGCGGCGGTGCTGATGGGGGATGCCTCCTCCGGAAAGCTCGACAAACTCAGCCAGGCGCTCAAAACCTCTGACGGCAAAACACAGGCGCTGGTGGCGGTGATGCAGGACAACCTCGGCGGCGACTTTAAAGAATTCCAGTCAGCCTATGAGGCCGTCGGCACTGACCTGTTTGATCAGCAGGATTCCTCTCTGCGCAAACTGGTGCAGACCGCCACCGGCTACGTGCTGAAACTGGATAAATGGATTGTGAACAATAAGACCCTGGCGACCACGCTGGGCAAAATTGCGGGCGGCGCGCTGCTGATTATCGGCGCGCTCGGCGTGTTTGGCCTGGTGGCGGGGCCGGTGATGGGTGGCATCAATCTGATCATTGCCGCTGCCGGTATGCTCTGGACAATGCTTGGCACGGTGGGCGGCGCGATTGCCACGGTGATCGGCGGCCTGACCTGGCCGATTGTGGCCGTGGGGCTGGCGATTGTCGCCGGTGCGCTGCTTATCCGTAAATACTGGGAACCCATCAGCGCCTTCTTTGCGGGCGTGATTGAAGGGCTGGGCATTGCCTTTGAACCGGTTAAGGAATTGTTTTCGCCGCTCAAGCCGGTTTTTGACTGGCTCGGCGAGAAGCTGAAAGCCGCCTGGCAGTGGTTCAAAGACCTGATTGAGCCGGTGAAATCCACGCAGGACACGCTCAATAACTGCAAGGATGCGGGCGTGATGTTCGGGCAGGCCGTGGCGAACGCGCTGACCGCACCGTTGCAGGCGTTCAACAAACTGCGTTCGGGCGTGGACTGGCTGCTGGAGAAGCTCGGCATCATCAAAGATGAATCCGCAGACATTGATAAAACCGCCGATAAAGCTGACCAGCGTTCAAAGCAAGCCGGTGATGCAGGGCAGGCAGATCACCCGCTGGACAACCCCGCGCCCATTACTCCGCCACCTGGCGGCCTGCTGAGCGGCGGTTATGCGCCGGTGTCCGTCGGCGGTGGCCGCAGTTACATCGACCGCAGCACGCACACTTATCAGATTTCAGCCGGTGCAGGTTTGGGCGTTCAGGATACCAGCCGCCAGATCCGTGCCGAGCTGGAAGCCCGTGACCGCGCACGCGTCGCGCAGCAACGTTCCCGCATGGATAACGATTAAGGAGATTTGCACATGATGTTAGTGCTCGGGATGTTTGTCTTTCAGTTGCAGACCGTCCCTTATCAAAGCTTGCAGCGCGATGTCGATTACCGCTGGCCGGTCAATAACCGCGTCGGCCTGCGCCCGCTGCCGCAGTTCCTCGGCGTCAATGAGGAGAAAATCACCCTGTCCGGCGTGCTGATGCCTGAAATCACCGGCGGGAAATTGTCGCTGCTGGTACTGAACCTGATGGCCGATCAGGGCATGGCCTGGCCGCTGCTGGACGGGAGCGGCACTATCTACGGGCTGTTCGTGGTGAACAGCGTCAGCGAAACCCACACGGAGTTTTTTGCTAACGGTCTGCCGCGAAAGATTGAATTTACGCTGACGCTCACCCGCGTAGATGACTCACTCAGTACGATGTTAGGCGACATGAAAGGCTGGGCTGACGGGCTGATGGATCAGGCCGGAGGCTTAACAAGTCGGCTGGGAGGTTTGCTGTGATTTCGGGTATGTCCATCGGAGCCGGTGCGCGGTTTGCACCGGACTTTACGGTGACGGTCGGCGGGAAGGATATTACACAGGACGTCAGCAACCGGCTGATATCGCTGACGCTCACGGACAACCGTGGTTTTGAGGCTGACCAGCTTGACATCACGCTGAGCGATACCGACGGCCTGCTGGAGATGCCGCCACGCGGTGCGGTGGTAAACATTGCGCTCGGCTGGAAGGGGCAGGCACTGACGAACAAAGGCGATTTTACCGTGGATGAAGTGGAGCACAGAGGCGTGCCGGATACGCTGACGATCCGTGCCCGCAGCGCCGACTATCGCGGAAGCCTCAATTCACGCCGCGACAACTCCTATCACGACACGACGCTGGAGGCGGTCGTGTCAGCGGTGGCGGCGCGCAATAACCTCAAGCCCGCCATTGCCGAGCCGTTCAGGGGCGTAAAGGTCTCGCATATCGACCAGACCCAGGAAACCGACGCGAAGTTTATTACCCGCCTGGCTGAGCTAAACGGCGCAGTTGTCGCCATCAAGGCCGGTAATCTGCTGTTTATCAAGCCTGGGGCAGCAAAGACAGCCAGCGGGAAACCTATCCCGCAGATGACCATTGTGCGCAGTGACGGCGACGGGCACACGTTCAATATTGCTGACCGTGGCGCGTATACCGGCGTGTCGGCAAGCTGGCTGCATACCAAAGACCCGAAGCCGAAAAAAGTGAAGGTGCAGCGGAAACCGAAAGTGCAGCACCTGCGCGCCCTGCAACATCCGGGCGCGAAAAAGACCAGCGCGAAGGTGCAGAAAGCACCGGAGGCCAAAGAGGGTGATTACCTGGCGGGCAGCGATGAGAACGTGTTTACCCTCACCACCATCTACGCCACGCAAAAGGCCGCCATGCGGGCAGCGCAGGCTAAATGGGACAAGCTTCAACGCGGTGTGGCGGAGTTCTCAATCTCCCTTGCTCGCGGACGGGCTGATTTATTTCCTGAGACGCCGGTGGCGGTGTCCGGTTTTAAATCCGTGATCGACGCGCAGCCGTGGATTGTCAGCAAGGTGACGCACAGCCTGGGCGGCAGTGGATTTGTGACGACGCTGAATCTTGAGGTTTTGTTGTCGGATGTGAGTTATGAGGCGACGGAAAGCAGCGGTGCTGAATAAGCTGAATGTGTAAATCACTGTAATGTCGGATGTATGTTTTTCCGAATAACATACAATGATTACATCTGATTAAAGTGATTATATGGTGATTATTATGATGCACTGCCCGAAATGTCAGCACGCCGCACATGCCCGTTCAAGCCGTTACCTGAGCCTCAACACTAAAGAGCGTTATCACCAATGTCAGAATATTAATTGCAGCTGTACGTTCAAAACTCATGAGTCCATTGCTGACATTATCGTAGAGCCTGGCACGGTTCACGCCGTTCAACTTCACCCAGATAAAAATCAGCAGCAATCCTTTCAGATGCACTGAAACGGCACCAAACGAAGCCCGCGAAAGCGGGTTTTTTATTGGGTGCTATTTGCCATTATAGGTATGTGTGTTGCCTAGCATTAAAGTTGCTGCTGGTTTATCCATCAAATTTCCCATTTCTTTGCAGACACTCAGGGGGTTTTCAAATGAATAGCCGATGGTTTTGAATTTATTGATAATATTGATTTGTTTTATGTTCTTCAGATAACCGGCTGGCACATCTCTTGTCCAGATTGGAGAACATATACCACTGGAGATAATAAGGCCGTAAGTATCTGAATTAATGTTCGCACCAGGTAATACAACCGTAATCTGATCGCCGTTAAGGGCTATTTCGGAAGGTTGCCATGGTTTAAGTTTGATTTTGAGTGTTGCTGTGTCTGATTCTTTTGCCACAACTGAAGAGGAAAATACTAAGGCTGCACTAAGCAAAACTACATTCAAACGCTTCATTAGAGTCCTTCTAAATCAGAGGTTGCCTGTTATTGATAGTCAGGCTGGAAGGTATGCGGTAAAAATTTATCGCCATTTCATCGCCACTCTAAAAGTGACCAATAAAAAAACCGCCTCGAAAGGCGGTTTAACTGCATGATTTTCATCATTAAATTTGGTGGCCCTTGCTGGACTTGAACCAGCGACCAAGCGATTATGAGTCGCGTGCTCTAACCAACTGAGCTAAAGGGCCGAGGTGCGGGATTATACGGTAAACTCTGCTTACAGGTCTATATGTGTTCGGTTTGTATGCGCGTTTTGTGCACAGTTCTGGCATGTTGTATTCGCAGACTTTTTTACCGATAACTCCGGTAAATACATCTCAGGAAAGAATAATGATTACAGATATTATCGCCAGGGATCTTTCTGTCGTGTTTTGCGGCATCAACCCTGGTCTATCTACCGCTCATCATGGTTTTCATTTTGCTAATGCCAATAATCGCTTCTGGAAAGTTATCTATCAGGCCGGTTTTACCGCGCGCTTGCTGAAGCCTGAAGAAGAGCAACATTTGCTGGATACGGGTTGTGGCATCACGATGCTGGTTGAGCGCCCGACCGTTGAAGCAACCGAACTGGTACGCGATGAATTGCGTGAGGGCGGGGCGGTTTTGACGGAGAAAATCGAACGCTATCAGCCGCGTGCACTGGCTGTTTTGGGTAAGCAGGCGTTCAGTAAAGCGTTTGGGATCAGCAAAGTGAACTGGGGACGTCAGGCGCTGAAAATCGGTGCCACAGAGGTCTGGGTGTTGCCTAATCCCAGCGGACTGAACCGTGCGACGTTAGAGGAACTGACCGCCTCTTACCGCGAACTTTACGATGCGCTTAATTCCTGAGCCTAAACTTCAAACAATAAAAAGCCCCGCCATTTCCTGAGAAAGGCGGGGCTTTTTATTGGCTGACAGCCTGAGGACGATTAATCGTCCAGGAAGCTGCGCAGCACTTCGGAGCGGCTTGGGTGGCGCAGTTTACGCAACGCTTTCGCTTCGATCTGACGGATACGTTCACGGGTAACGTCGAACTGTTTGCCCACTTCTTCCAGAGTGTGGTCAGTGTTCATATCGATACCGAAACGCATACGCAGAACTTTCGCTTCACGTGCGGTCAGGCCAGCCAGAACGTCATGCGTCGCAGAACGCAGGCTTTCAGACGTTGCAGAATCCAGTGGCAGCTCGAGGGTAGTATCCTCGATGAAATCGCCCAGATGCGAATCTTCATCGTCGCCGATTGGCGTTTCCATGGAGATTGGCTCTTTAGCGATTTTCAGCACTTTACGGATTTTGTCTTCCGGCATCAGCATACGCTCAGCCAGCTCTTCCGGTGTTGGCTCACGGCCCATCTCTTGCAGCATCTGACGGGAGATACGGTTGAGTTTGTTGATGGTCTCAATCATATGCACCGGGATACGGATGGTACGTGCCTGGTCGGCGATGGAGCGGGTAATAGCCTGACGGATCCACCAGGTCGCATAAGTTGAGAACTTATAACCACGGCGATATTCAAACTTATCAACGGCTTTCATCAGGCCGATGTTACCTTCCTGGATCAGGTCAAGGAACTGCAGACCACGGTTGGTGTATTTCTTGGCGATAGAAATAACCAGACGTAAGTTTGCTTCAACCATCTCTTTCTTCGCGCGACGGGCTTTCGCTTCGCCGATCGACATGCGACGGTTGATGTCTTTAACCTGCTCGATAGTCAGGCCAGTTTCTTCTTCGATCTGACGCAGTTTCATCAGGCCGCGCTGCACGTCTTCGGTCACTTCTTTCAGCTTCTCAGACCATGGTTTACCCATTGCCAGAGCTGCATCGAACCAGGTATCGCTGGTTTCGTTACCGGCGAACAGATTGACGAAGTTTTTCTTCGGCATTTTGCACTGTTCAACGCACACTTTCATGATCAGACGTTCCTGAGCACGTACGCGATCCATCATGGAACGCATGCTGTTAACCAGGAAATCGAACTGTTTTGGCACTAAACGGAACTGTTTGAACACATCGGACAGCTTCAGGATTTCTTCTGCTGCGCTCTTGTGACTACGGCCGTTTTTCTTGATGACCAGACGTGTCGCTTCATGTTGTTCACGCAGTTCGGTGAACTTCTGGCGAGCCAGTTCAGGGTCGATGCTGTTGTCGTCTTCAGCGTCGTCGTCTTCATCTTCGTCTTCGTCGTCATCATTCTGCTCTTCAGTGGTCAGTTCAGAACCCACATGAGTCGCAGTTGGTGCGATTTCTTCTTCGGCGTTCGGGTCAACAAAACCGGTGATCAGGTCAGACAGACGTACTTCGCCTGCTTCTACACGGTCATATTGCTCTAACAAATAAGTGATAGCTTCAGGATATTCAGCAACGGAGCACTGGACCTGATTGATACCGTCTTCGATACGTTTGGCGATGTCGATTTCGCCTTCACGGGTCAGCAGTTCAACGGTACCCATCTCGCGCATATACATACGCACTGGGTCGGTGGTACGGCCAATTTCGGATTCAACGCTGGAAAGTACCTGCGCCGCCGCTTCTGCAGCGTCTTCGTCGGTATCTGGGCGGTTTTCGGCCAGCATCAAATCATCGGCGTCCGGAGCTTCTTCAAGAACCTGGATGCCCATGTCGTTAATCATCTGGATGATGTCTTCGATCTGGTCGGAATCGACGATATCTTCCGGCAGATGGTCATTGACCTCAGCATAGGTCAGATAGCCTTGCTCCTTACCACGGGTGACAAGTAGCTTAAGCTGTGACTGCGGGTTTTGCTCCATAAGACGGTATCCACACTTCAGAGTATTTGGGTTGGTGTCGGTCGGGTAACATCGCCAACAATAACGTTAGGGGCGTTTATTGTGCCGCGGCCCACCAGGGCGGCTCTGCGCAGGGCC